CGGCGCCGCTCACCATAAAAGGCGCGCTGGTTTGCGAATAGGCGCCCGGCAAAGCGCCGGGCTGCGATGCGCTCGGAACCGCGTATCCCGGCTGAGCCGAGGCGCCGAACGCCGACTGACCCGTAATCAGTCGCCGGATGCAGCCGGTTCGCTTGGCGCAGTTGCGCCGCGCTTCGTTGATCCACCGAATCAACTGCGTTCGCGACGTGAACGAGAAGTTCGGATCGTTCAGCAACGCCGCGGTGTCGTTTATGATATCGCTGAGCGCCATCGAGACCACCTAAAGAAAAACCCGCGCCCGCGTTTATCGCAGGCGCGGGCTGATCGAAGGCGTCGTCTTCGTCAAACCTGCGTCAGATAGGAGACGTCCGGCACACCGCCCATGACACAGGTCGTCGTCGCCGCCGTGGTGACGGTGGTCGACGGGCTGACCGCTACGACCGCGAGCGGGATGCCGGCATAAATGCCGCCGTCGAGAATATTGGCCGTGCTGTAGGCGTTGATCGCGCTGCCGGTCGTGCCGACCCAGATATTCGCCGGCCGTGTTTTCAGAAGCTTCTTCTGCGTCGTCGGGTTGATGACGGCGGTCGAAGCCGTGGCCGTGAGCTGATCTTCGGCCAGGATTTGCGCGACGGGCGCCGTGATGCCGGCGCCGACGTTGCCCGTGCCGAGCGACGTGACGGTCCAGCACATGACCGCCGTCGCGGCGAAAGACGCGCCGCCGCCGCCGGAGATCGTGAAGGTCGGAATGGTCGTGGCCGCCGTCGGCACGCCGTGATCCAGACAGAGCAGGCCCGTGATCGTGCCGGTCGCCGTAAGCGTCGTGATCGCCGCCGCATTGTAGCCGACGGTCGTGCTGTTCAACCCTTCGCGCGGGTCGTTGACGAAGGTGATGACCGGCGCGGAGGCGTAGCCGGCGCCCTGATCGACGACCGTCACGGCCGTCACGACGCCCGCCGAGATCGTGGCGTAGGCCGTCGCCTGGATGCCGCCGGCCGGCGGGGCCGCGATCTGGACGATCGGCGGGTAGGTGTAGCCCGTGCCGCCGTTCGTGATAGTCACGGTCTGCGAAATGGCGCCGCCGAGAATGGCTTTCCAAATCGAGCTGCCCGAGCTCGCGGTAACGGTCGGAACCGACGTGTAGCCGGAACCGACGTTGGTAATGACCGCGCCAACCGCGCAGCCCGTCAGATTGGCGAGGCGATAGTTGACGCCATCCGAATAGAAGTATTCGACGCCGCCTGCGCACGCCACACCGCCGCCAACCGTCCGCCAGACGGTCGTGATCGGATCGTACTGCTGAACAGCGGTGTAGATGCCCGATCGAATGGCGTACCAGCCGGCCGGGGTGATGAGCTGCACCTGGCCGGGGGCCAAGGCGATCGCGTTTGTGACGACGCCCTTGAGGGAAGGAGTCAGACCCGAACCGGAGAAGAGACCCATGACTCAGATACTCCTTAGATGACGGCCGGGCTGGTGCCCGGCACGTTGGGCCACGCGGCTCCGGTGATGTTGGTGATCTGCGCGCCCGAGGATGGCTTCGTGCAGACAAGATCGGCGGCGGAAATCAAAACGCCGATGTCGGAAATCTGGCCAACCGCGATCTGGCTCTCGAAACCGGAGAACGTCATCGGCGCGTATTCCGACATATAGAGGCCGGTGTAGCGGCTGTTGACGACGATCGCCGTGCCGAGCGGGCAGAACGGATCGGGGAAGATCGGCGTGTCGAGCACGCGAATGGCGCGGAAGCCGGCGTTCACGACGTCTTCCTTGTCGTAGATCGAGCGCGGGCGGGTCGTGAACATCTCCAGGCTCATGAAGTCGGTCATGAGCTCGGCCCAGTTCGCCGGGTTCATCACGGCGTAATCGGGGGCCTCGCCGCCGGCGCCGGACTGGATGCGCGTGAGAAGCTGCGCCATGCCGACGCGCGTCGTCGCCGCCGCGCCCGTGTTGTTGATGAGCTGGCCGGACCAGAACGAGCCGGGCGTGCGCGAGATGCCGCCGTAGGACGGGACGTTGGTGCCGTCGTCATAGGCTTGCGTCAGCGAGTCCCACACCTGCGGATTGGCGTAGTTGTTCGAATAGAGCGCCTGAGCGTAGGCCTGCTTGATGACCACAGCCGCGTCCGACATGACGGCGCGCAGCTTCGGGATCACGACCTCGGAACTCTGGAGAATGGCCTCCATCCCGAAGAAGCCGATCGGAACCATGCCGAGCTTCAACGAGAACTGCGCGTTCTGGATGGCGGCCTGATCGGTCGGCATCGGGAAGTCGCCGGCAAAGGAGCCCCAGTTGAAGGACACGAAGGACGAGCCCTGAACCGGAACCGTGATCTGCGACACGCCGCCCCTTGCCGCCTTGGCGTTGGCCATGAAGAGGCTAAGTAGCGGATGTGATTGATAAATTTGGACGTAAACGGAGGGTAAAAAGGCCCTCCGAGTGATGGCCGCGAGTTGCGCTCCGAGGCTGCCGCCAGGAGTTATTCCGCTGCCAGTTAGGGTAGACACAGGTGATGTCGGGTACGCCATTTAGGCAACTCCCTCTACGCTGTTAGCTGTTGCCATCTTGGCTGTCGTGATGTATTGATAGGACAGATCAAACACGTGAAACGGAGGCTCGATATGCTTTGCACCTGCATTCACTGCGGTATCGAATTTCAAGCCAAACAATCCGAGAACCGCAAATTTTGCAGCCGAGCTTGCTACGGCGCTCATAACGCCGCATCTGTTGCACCGATAATTCTTACGTGCAAACAGTGCGGCTCCCCTTTCCGGCAGAACCCCGGCGAGTATCGGGCCTACGTGAACACATGGGGCCAAGAGAAACCTTACTGCTCCCGTGAATGCTCTAATGCGTCGAAGAAACTCTCCGACGAAGAGTGGCAGGTCCACTGTATTCAGTGCGGCAAACCGATGCCTATCCAGCGCCGGCCCGGCGGCACGGTGAACAGACAACGAAAGATATGCAGCCCGGAATGCCGATCCGCATTCAAACTGGCTGAGCACGAAAGACTGAACCCTTCGGACAGCCGAGAAATACAGCGAAAAATCACGAAGCAAGGCTACGTTCGCCTTCGTTTTCCGAACCAGAACGGTGTGAAAGGCCGCGAAGTTCTCGAGCACCGCTACGTTATGGAGCAGCTTCTCGGCCGAGAGCTTCACCCCGACGAGACCGTTCATCATCGCGTGAAGCCGACCACGAACAACGATCCGTCCAACCTCGAACTCTTCTCCAGCCGCCACGGCCCCGGCCAGCGCGTCACCGAGCAAGTCGAGTGGGCTATTCAAATCCTCACCGACTACGCGGACTTCGCGCAGCGGACGGGATTCAAACTGGTGAAGATCGAGTGACACCGATCAGGCTCCAAAAGTTTCTCGGACGTACCGATCCGGGTCGCTGACAAACTCGCTCAACTGCGCATCCATGTAACCCTGCGGATCGCGATGCAGCGCAGCCATGTTCTCGTCGGCTTTCTGCGACCCGTAAAGGTTCAAAGACTGCGGCCCGAACGTCGGGCCCTTCACAGCCGCCGGCGGATTCTTGGAGGCGACCCACGCAGCGGCGGCGTCCGGGTCGGTGTAGTTGCCGGTCGACTTCATGCGCTCGACCATCTTGTCGAAGCCTTCGTCGGTCAGCGAATAGCTCTTGCGGGCGGCTTCGATCTGCTGCTGGAAGCTCTGCTTCTCGGCTTCCGCCTTACGCTCCTCGGCGGCCTTCTTGTCGGCCTCACGCTCGTCGCGCAGCGACTTCAATTCGGCGGCGAGCACTTCATTCTGCTTGCGCAGCGGCTCCAGAGCGGGCGCCACGGCGTCATCGATCGTCTTGACGTCGGAATATTTGTCTTTCGCCGCCTTCTGGATCTTGGCGCCGATCTCGGGATCGTTCCAAAGGCCCTCGAGAAGCTCGGCGGCGCGCTGCTGGGCGACTGTCGCTTCGGCCATCACGCGCGACCTTTGTTCGGGGAGTTGCCGGCGCTGGCGCCGTTACCCTGGCTTCCGCCGACATGCTCGAGCGACTTCGGACCCTTCGAAGCGCTCTCGGGCAGGCCCGTCGTGGTGGCGCCAATCCCCATCTTCTGGAACGGCACATACTCCATGACGGCGGGGTCTTCCTTCACCGTGGAAGAATATGCGCGAGGAAACTTGTCGGCCATGATTCTTCTCCTTTTAGCCCATCGGTGGCGGCATGGGGGGCATTCCGCCCCCAGGCGGAGGCGCGCCGCCTCCGGGCGGCAAGGCCGCCTGCGCGTTCGGATTCATCTTCGCCGCGCGCAACATCTCGAGAAGCTGCTGAACGCCGCCGGCCTGATCGCCGCCTCCCGCCTTCTCCACATGCTTGCCGAGATCGGTCATCGCTTTGAGTACGGCGGTGTGGACGGCGGAGCCCATCGGAAGCTGGGGGAGCGCTTTTTGAAGCGCCTCCAAACCTGTCTTCACGGCCGCCATGCCTTGCTGCGCCGATCCGGCGAGAGGCCCTGGTTGCGCCGCCGGCCCCGTGCCGCCCATGCCTGATGGGGGCGGAAGCGGAGCGCCCGGACCGCCGGGCATCGGCATTGGAGGCATGGCCATGAAGCGAATCTCAAAAAGTGATCGGGAAGCTTTTGGCTCCCCGTCACGAAGAACGATTTACTTGCGGCCCTTGCGGCCCTTACGCTTGCTGCGGTACATGTCGAGGTTCTTCATGGGAGTCTCCGGGGTTGGCGACGTCGCTCCAAACGAGGAGCGATCGATAATGGAAGAAACTGGCCTCATTCCATCGAACGCTATAATATCGGAGAAACGAGGCGTGTGTCAACTCGAGCCCGCCGAAAGCCTTTATCCGTCAATACGATAGGATCGGATGACATGCGGATACCGAGAAAAGACGTCGGCAGGTTCGCCCACGAAATCGCCGACCAGTGCATGTCGTCGAGAACCGACCGAACCAATCGAGGCTTGTTTTTCCAGCAATACGCGACGACCGGATCGTCCGATCCCGGCACGCCGGCCATGTTCAACAAGACCTTCTCTTCCATCGACGATCTGGACTCCTTGCTGTTCTCTCCGGTATCGCTGAAGTTCCATATCAGCGACAACGACATCCCGAACATCGTCAACGAAGCGAAATGCCGTGAGGCCGCGGCGAAAATCCGACACTATTGCCGCCAGTCCGATTCTGACACTCTGATATCCCAGGCCGTAGGCTGCGGCCTCGTGAAAGGAATCGGCCTCACCAAGCAGCTATTCAAAGACAAGAGCTTCGCCTCCTATCTGGTGGAGCCGGAAAATTTCGGCGTGTTCCGCGAGAACCACAACAAACTCGACAAGGACATGGAGGCGTTCTCCCACTCCATGCTGATCACGCGCTACCAATTCGAGCGCCTGATCGCCGGGCGTGCCGACGAAGCGGAGCTCCGCAAAAAGGCGCGCAAGTTCATCCGCCAGGCGACCGGCGGCCTCGCCGACACGCGCGGATCGGCGATGAACATCGTCGTCGGCGGCATCTACCCGCTTCAGGCCGCCGGACAGAACACGGGCGCGAACCCGTCACGCGGCATCGTCGACTGGATGTCGCAGCCGAAGCCATCGCTCGATCCGGCCGTCGAAGCCGAGATGCTGGACATGCAGGAGGTCTGGATTTGGGATGACGAGCGCGACGACTGGGCCACCTTCCAGATCATCGGCGCCGACATTCTTTTGCTCGGCCGCTACCAAATCCTGAACGCTCTCGCCTACGACCCGAACACAGGTATAAGCGCGCCGACGCTGAAAGGCGTGCATCCGTTCTCGGTGTTCTGCCCGAACCCCGTTCCCGGCTATTTCTGGGGCCAGTCCGAAATCGCCAAGCTGATCTTCCTGCAGGAAGCGATCAACGCGCGCATCATCGGCATGAACAAGATGCTGCGCAAACAGGAAGACCCGTCGACGAAATTCGTCGGCTCGACCGGCGTCAACCAGATGGCGCTGTCCCGGTTCAATAAACCAGGCGGCTACTACACCGACTCGAATCCCAACGCCAAGATCGAACGCGACACGATCAACGTCCCGCAAGATTTGTGGGTGGCGCTGCACGAATACGAGCGCATGTTCGATGAGCTGATGGGAATCCCGCCAATCGCCAAAGGCATGGGTGAATCAGGCGTTCGTTCCGCTCAGCACGCCGAGACGCTGGTGCGGATGTTCTCGCCGCGATTCAAGGACCGGGCGCTGCTGATCGAGCGGGACGTCGAGGAGTTCGGCGCGCTGACGCTGGACCTCGCCCGCGCGCATGTCGACAAGAAGATGATCGCCTGGGTTCCGCGCGAGGCCGCCGGCATCGAAGCGTCCGACCCGGAAGAAGACAAGTTCCTGATCCCGCCGGCGAAGGGCTTGGCTCCGGTCTACTTCACCTTCGCCGATCTTCCCGAGGATGTGACGCTGACCGTCGACGCGCACTCGTCCTCGCCGGCGTTCTCGGCCGAGGCCAAGGGCCTCGCCTTCGATCTGTTGAAGGTCGGCGCGATGTCGCCACTCGAGCTCGTCGATCACGTCGATGCGCCGAACCCCGACGAGCTGCAGGCAGGGATCATCCGGCGCGACATCGCCAAGGCCGAAGCGCACGCGCAGGAGCAGAAAATGAAACTGCTCCAACACCTACGCATCGGCGGTGGCGGGAAAAAGTGAGCCGCCCGGTTCGGATTCAGCCGATACCGACGAGCCTATTGCGCAGCGCATAGCCTTCGAGCGCCCAAATCTTGCCGCGCGCATTGTCGTACGCGATTTTACGGCCGATCGCTTCATCGAAATTCTCGGGGCTCGCCGCGGCGCTCTCGCCAGTGACGATGAAGCCGTTGCGCAGAGTGAGCGCGGCGACCGTCAACGTCGTTTCAGGAAAGACAAAATACGACGCCTTCACAATCTGCGCGTCGATATCGTTCGGCGTCAGGCGCGGCGCATCGAGGCCCTTGGCTTGGATTTCCGCTTCGATTGCAGCTTCGTCTTTGGACATGGTTCTTCCTCTTTGGGGGTTGTCGGGAGACCGACCGACGCGGATTTGAGCAACCTTACCGAACAGCGCGATAAGCCTGCTCGATCTTGTAGACGGCGACCGACACGAGCGCCGCGAACAGAACGATCGGCAGAAGAACCGCGCCAATGACGTAGAGAGGAATCAGCTTCACGCTCATAGCTCGCGGCCCTCTACGGATTCATTCTATCGCCATTCGAGCGTGAAGCCGCGCCACGCCGGACATGAGGTGGTGGTAGCAATCAGCAGACTTGCTGTAGTGATTCGCGACGGCGCGATCTTGAAGAACCTCGACGACTGCCACCGCGACAACTTCCCCGGCCTTTAGGCGCTCAAGCATGCCTTCGACAAGCTCGATAGCGTCCGCATTCACCAACGGCTTTTTGCTTTCCGCCATCGGCACAACCCTGGGCTGAAAAGAAAACATGCACCGCTCCTATTTCTTTTTCGGATGCAGCCACGACCCGAGATTGGCGCTGCGATTGGCCGCCGCTGGCCGCGTTGCGCCAGCGGGAGCCGTCGGAACCGGAACGCTTTTCGCCGGCACCCCTCGGCCCACTCGAGCCTTCGCGGCGACTTCCGCCGGCGTCTTGCTCTTGTCCCCTTTCGCCATCGCTATTTCCTCCCTGTCGATTCCGTGCGCACCACGCGCAGCGGCGACGAGCCCTGCGGCGTGTGCGGCATGATCGCGCTCGGCGCGACCGACATGCCGCGGAACGCCCCCGAAATCGCCCGCCGGCCGAGCAAGTCCATCTGCTTCTTGTTGACGCCGGCCGCTTTCATCGCCTGGCCGCCGAAGTACCCGTCCGCCGCTTTCTGCTGAGCGGGCGGCAACTGCGGCGCCATCGTCTCGCCGGTTCGCACGCTGTCTTTGAGATTGGTCAAACCGTAGTCCTGCATGACGATCTCGGCCGTCGTGTCGATCGCCTTGACGACGACCTTGTTGCCGATCTGCGCCGGCGGATGCCCGCTCTCCAGCATCCGGCGCAGGTTCTCGACTTCCTTCTCGAGCTGCGCGACGCGCGAGGCGTCGGCGCATGACGGGTTGGGACACGGCGGGTCGTTCTTGGGGACCGATTTGAACGTCTTGCGATAGACGTGACCGCACTTCG